TGCAGATTGTTCACCTGTGATATTATAATCAGAAACATTATATATACGAAATTCCTTAGTAATTGGATTTGATTTAGTTATATCGGGGTTGTCGAAAGTTATCGTAAATGTCTCATATCCGACTATTGGATAGACGGCCAATAAATTTGTTGTATCCGCTAATACCATATTACCTGTCAATGTATGCTTGAATACACTTTCATATAAGTTCAGTTCGATCAATATCTCCCTCAAAGATATATTATTATTTAATGGAGAAGATAAACTTATATCGTGCAATATGAAGTCACCTGGGACAATAGTATCACTTGGATTTGTTGTAAATTTTGCCATTACCTATTTAATTCTACCTTTAGTTCTGAATCCAATATACTAGCAAATCCTTCCATCAGAACGTTTATGGTTCGTTTTTTCTCGTTTTCTTCCATTTCATAATCAAAATTATTAACAACGGTTGGAGCAGGCACCACATCTCTATCCACTATATCTGAATCGGAATTGATATAATGATGGGGTGCAAAAATTGAATCAGATATACTTGATATCTTACCTACCGCACCACTGTCACTACCCTTTACAAAATGCTCAATTCCTTCCTCTGTCTCAAAAGTACCACTTGTTACTGAATATGTCAAATCCAATTCAGTTGGATTGAATTCAGTAACGACTCCAAGTCCATTCATTCCACTAGAACTACCCGTAGACAAATATTCCGTAATCGTTTCACCAACAACAAAAAATCTTTCTATGGGATCAGATTCTACTGCACCATATGACCCATCACTTAAATGTGTTGTCGGAAATACTATCGTCTTACCTGGATATTTATTTACAATAAACTTCTCTATTTGTTCATTATCAAGTATCCAATCATAATAGGGATCTTCAACATTATTGATCATCATCATAATCCAATGTCTGTCTACGACTCCATATTCCATATGAGATACGATCTCTGGTCTCTCATAAGAATTCAATACCCTTTCATAGTAATTGGTTGTGAAATTACCTATATTCTTCCTGAGTGCAAGTCTCCTGAACACATCAGTCACCTTGATATTGGTTTTGGTATCATCCATATCATAATCCATAGTTGGAAAATTATTGAAATACACGCTATCCTCCTACCTTTAATCCGAAAAATTGCCTGCGTAAGTTGTATGATTAAGATTACCTGCGAGATCTGCCTTTCCTAATGTTTCTTTAGTTACGAGATCAAGTTCCTTGAATGACAACTCCAATTCAGTTACTATAGGTTCCCCTCCAGGTAATGATTGAAAACTACCTTCTGAGGTATAATTAACTGAAACTTTATCAAGTACACACCTACCTATTCTAGTAAGATGTTCATTAGTTACATACTTACCATTTTGTAGAGTCAAAAAATGAATATCAAATTCACTTGGATATGTAAAATACTTACCCGACTCAGAATAACTAGGACTCGACAGATATTTAAAAGTCTCCACCAGAGTTTTTACGTCTGCAGCTTCATTTGGTGATATAGGTATCAACTTGTGCTTAAACGAGAAATCTCGAAAATTCACACCCTTGAAAAAATACTCTTCGTGTGTATTGAATGTAACTCCCTTCTCTCGTCTACCTCCTGTTCCTGTTATTCCTGCCTTTGTCTCAGACCACCAATCACCTGCTTTGCTCATAAATGTACCAAAAAATCCCCGTGTATCGATCCTCTCCCATGTAGCAGCAGACTTGGCAACCTTATCAGTTTCTGCGGCCCATTCAAGAGTTGTTTCATCCTGAATTGTTTCTGGTAAAGGAAACACCATAGTACGCACTATTTGCACATTTTTTGAGGGATCTCTCTTATTCCCATATCCATGATACATCATAAAATGTCTTAATTCGGTTTCCTTATCACTGTCTCTCATCCCAGGTGCATATAAGATCTGTGCAGATCTGTCACCAAAAGCATCTGATATTGATTCACCAAATTCTTGAGCAAAATAATTTAATCCACCCTTCCCTGTTCTAGGTGTCGTATCCTTGTTAAGTTGGGCCTGTTTCTGTTGACTCTGTGACAACTGTCTTTTCCCACCACCTATAGTATATACATGATTACCTAAACTCAACATAGAACTTAAACTTATCATACTATTCTCTCCTTATTACTATTTATAAATAATTGTATGGCATACAAAGGGAAATATATACCTACAAATCCACATAAGTATATAGGCAACCATCGAAATGTGACATACCGTTCACTGTGGGAACGTAGGTTCATGGTATACTGTGATACCACTGACAAAGTAGTGAAATGGGCAAGTGAAGAAGTCATCATAAAGTATATATCACCCATCGATAAAAAGTGGCATAAATACTATCCAGATTTCTATGTGGAATCAGTGAATCAACAAGGCAATGTCAAACAGTATTTAGTAGAAATCAAACCTAAAAAACAGACCAAAAAACCGAAACAACCATCAAGAAAATCCAAATCCTTTATATGGGAATCAAGAGAGTATGTAAAAAATATGTCCAAGTGGGAAGCTGCAAAACGGTTCTGTGATCTTAAAGGTTGGGAATTCAAGATACTAACTGAAGATCATGTGACCTTATAAATATATATATGAGAACTACAATACTCCACGATATTTATGAACGAGCACGAACACTGGATCGTGATGTCCCCAGACAATGGTTTATAGAACAAGCATCCAACCTAACCAAAGATCCAAAACAACTGATACAAGAGAATACACAAAATTTACAATCATCGGTTGATATAGGTAGACTGTATTTATTCCTATATGACCCAAAAAACAAACGAAAACTTCCATACTACGATATGGCACCACTATCCATGATACTCGAAAAGGGAACGGAAGGATTCGTGGGAGTCAACTTCCACTATCTACCCCCACAACTCAGACTTGGACTTTTGGGTAGTGAGCCAAGAACAATCCTACGATCAAAAGAGGTGAAACCACTTATGCGAAACTACCTATATAGTAACGTAAAGAGTAGGTTTCTAAACATACTCCAAGAAGAATGGGATATGGTATCTGCACTTCCAGTCGAGAGATTCCGAAAACAGAACAAATCGACCGTATGGAATGAGACACTAGGAGAGATATAATGGCGTTCAGTTCAAAAGATTTCATGGCATATGTAAACAACAACAAAGGACTAGCTGAAGGATTTAGATATCAGGTGAAGATTCCTGTAACAGGTTCAAAAGATGCAAATATGTTACAATTCATGTGTCAAGAAGCTTCAATACCTGGAAAAGAAATAGAAACTATGGAAAAGGTATATGGTTACGGTTCAGTATATGCACTACCTAAAATGGAAAAATATGAAGATGTAAATCTAAAATTTAGATGTACTAATGGATCTGGTTCTGATGGATGGGGATACCCAGAATGGACATTTTTCTATAATTGGATGGAAGAAATAGTAGATACTAATACCAATATATTCAGATACAAGAGTCAATATGCAAGAGATACCTTTATAGAAACCTATGATCAACAAGGAAGACGGATACATCTTGCAAAACTACCTGCAGCATATCCAACCAAAATAGGGGATATGTCACTAACAGCAGAACAAAAGGAGATGGAATTTGAAGTAACACTAACCTGTGATTTTGTACTACATAACGATCATGCTGGAAATGTTGAAACAGAAGAATATGTAAAACCAAAAGTCCTAAGTTTCTTGGAAAAACATCCAATTGGCAATTATATCAAGATTGAAGAATAAAACAATTAAGGAGAATGAATAAATTATGCCTTTACCCAAGTTAGATGTACCGACTTATGAAATGGAATTACTCTCTACAGGAGAGACTATAGAATACAGACCATTTTTGGTCAAAGAAGAAAAAATACTATTCATGGCACTTGAAGGTGGCGATAACACCGAAATGGGAAGTGCAATGAATCAAATACTAACCAATTGTGTGACTGGAGATATAAACATAGACGAACTCCCATTATTTGAACTAGAACATATATTATTAAGAATTCGATCAAAATCAGTAAGTGATCAGGCAAACGTAGTATACAGCTGTCAAGAGGAACATGAAGGTAGATCATGTGAAAATCCTGTAGAATTGAATATAGATTTAAAAGAAGTTAACCTTGAGGAATCCGAAAATCATAGTAATGAAATATTCCTAACTGAAAATATCGGTATTCTGATGAAATACCCTAAACTAGATCTCATGAACATGAATATAGATATTGAAAATCAAAATACAGATGATATGTTCAGAATAATCGAGGATTGTGTTGATTGTGTATTTGATTCGGAAAATACATATGACATGAATGACTATAGTGCCAAGGAAAAAACAGAATTCTTCGACAGTCTTACACAAGAACAATTTACATCGATTAGGGATTTTTTTGATACCATACCAAAATTAAGATTCAGAGATGACTACACATGTAGTAAATGTGGATATAAAGGTGAGTTTATATTGGAAGGACTTGAAAATTTTTTCGTGTAATCCTGAGTCATGACAATCTCAGGAATAGATACCTAAGTAATTTTGCAATGATGCAACACCACAATTACAGTTTATCG